GTATCGAGTGTTTTATTCCAATACTCGTACTTCATATAGAAAGAAGCACCATTCACCACCATAGCAGCGTCTCTTACATGCTCAGGACTATTGTCTTGATTTCTTCCAGTCGTTATAGGACCAGAAAAGTTTGTTTTTGCCATAATTATATCCTCCTAGTTAATGTAGATCTAGTCTCTAGGCCGTCGACTATACGCGTCTAGATCTAATTAATAATTGTATAGTAATTAATCTATAACTCTTTTTTAAAAAGAGTGCAAGGTATCCTTAGGAAAAAAATTGATTTTTGATAGCGCTTAAGTGGCTATCGAAACTTCGGCTTGGGCCTCGTCTACTTTAGCTTGAATAGTATCTGCTTCAAACTCTTTGGCAACGATCTCTTTAATAATATCCTGGATTTTTCTATTAATTTCAATCATTCGAATATTATGCTTCCCTGACTTCAGGTGCTCTTGTTGCCACTCTAGTTCCAAGGACCGTTTCGTAGTGTATAGGTCTTCGGTCATCGCTAACCTCCTCATAGGTTATCCATTTACCAGTCTTGCTAGTAAATCCATCTTTTTCGAACTTTACCTCATTTTTTCCTAGTTTGTCAAGGATAGAATTCTCGATACCTTGAGGGGTGTCTTCACACATAACTTTAAAGTCAGCGCTATAGCCACAATATCGGATTTGAATTCTGAAGTTTTTCATAGGTAATTTCTTACTTTATGGTTGAAATGAGGCGGTTTTGAGGCCGCCTCATTAATTAGTTATTTATTACGCACCTGGTGATCCGAAGATACCTCTCCAGTCAGACCAGCCGAAGCTGTATCTTTCTCGAGCTTTGTATCTAACGTTACCAGTATCAAAATCGCCTTCCATAGCGGTTTTGATTGGTGCTCTAACAAAGTGTTTTAGTCCATTTGGTACATCTGTTTTAATGAACCATGCGTCAGTATCTGTTAAATAGTGATTAACCACATAACCTTGTGGAATCACATTCATAGATACAACAGCACTGATGTCATTATCAGCTGTTCCAGTTCTACCGACAGATTTTAATAATCTTTCAGCAGTAAATTGAAGCGCCGCAGGAACAATCATTTTTCTTCCTTGAGCTGCAATTTTTAAACCTCTTTCATCAGTTAGCGCAGCAATGTCAATCATTGCTTGCTCTAATGAAGTTTCGTTTAAGTCTGCTGCAGTAGTTAGTTCATTTTGCTCAGTACCAGACACGATTACGTGTGCTAGTGAACAAAGTTCTAAACCATCTCCACCAGTGTATGAACTGTTAAACGCTCTATTAAGAACGTTTGCCGCTTTAACTTGTTTCGCGTTAGCCATAGATCTAGCTAATGCTTTTGTATATCTAGACGCGAGTCTATCATACAAATTGTCTTCAATCGCTTCTTCAGTAATTGAAAACGCTAAAGCAAGCGTTTCATGCGTATAACGAGCTGTAAACGTTTCTTGCGCAGCGTCATAATTGACTGCTGAACCTTCCGGTTTAACTCCAGCATTCGCGAATCCTGATAACATTACTTCTTCTTCAAAAGCTCTGTCTGAATTTTCAGTATCGAAAACAGCTGCATGCTCGTTAGCATAGTTTTTGTACTCCAGGCCAAATAGTGCATTTAAACCTGGCTCTAGTTCTTTAACTAGTTGTGCTCTTGATATTGCCATAATTTTATACTCCTATAGTCCTGTTATTAAGTTATATTTATGTTCCCCAGTATTCGCAACTACATAGGCGTTAGAATTTGCCGCTGTTAAGTCTTGATTATCGGGATCTTTAGAAGTTCCAATTTGAACGAACGTTCCACTACCAGTAGTTGTATAAGTAGAAGAATCAATTTCCGCACTAGATTGTCCGTTAATTGTACTTCCACCTGTACCTACGTGATCGTGATTCGCATGGTTGTTATTCGCAACCGTAGCGGTGCCATCATGTTGGCCTTCAAAGATGATCTGAGGATCTGCATAAACATTAGCAACTATGTCAGAAGCTGTAATGCTTCCTGGATAGTATGCTTTCCATGTTGGTTTACTTGTAGTTGGATCTGTATAGAAACAACCGTTAAACACTCCAAGGTGTTGGACTGCACTAACAGTGCCTAAAGTGATCACACCAGTAGAAACCGCCATGACAGGGGAACCGGTATAAATTACCTTTGTAAGACCAGAAGCAATTAAATATTCTTCTGTTCTAGGTGTTCCGCCTGATAAATGCCTTACAGCTCTAAAGCCGAAGGCAGCATCTTGATTTGCCATGTTTATCTCCTTAGTTAATAAAATTTCGTTGGGTAAGAATCGCTAATAAATTAGTCTTTCTTAGTACCACCGAAGGTTACACGGGACTGCCTTTCAGCATTGATCGGCATTCCTGGGTGCTGTTCCTTCATAAGATCGCTTTCAACCGCGTCGTCTCTGTCTTGAGTAATTTTTCTAAAATACTCATCGCGCGCTTTGACGATCTCTTCTGGTATCCTTGCCAGCAATAGGCCACCAACTCCGATTACCCCTTTGTATTTGCCTTCCGTCATCACTGGATATTCAGATCCAGGAAATTCATCAGCTCTTACAAGCTCGTATCCTGATCTTAATCGGCCGGCTATGTTCTTTGTATCTGTAAAGCCCATAGTTTCAGCTCTTATCCACCTGTGATGAAATCCTGCAGGCGCAGGGGGTGCATCTAAAGATGATGGGGGAGTCCAAACTGCTTTTTTAATAGTTTTTTCTCTAGTTTGACTCGCACGGGAAGTTTTAATTTTTTCGTTACTCATATGCTTATACCTCCTTCATGATTTTTAATTGTTTCGCATATTCTTCAAGTGGCACACCTAATTTTTTGGCGATTGCAACTTCAGATGATGTGAGCCTGATAGTTTTGCGACTAGGATTTACACTTCGCTTCGCCGAAGCTACTGTTTGTGTTAGTTTAGTCGATTCCTGTGAATCAGTCTTACCAAATTTATGCGGGAAGTCAAGCTTCATTCGTTTATCTATTTCAGCATAGTACTCCTCTGAATTAGGATCGAAGCCTTCGTCTTCCGTTAGTTTCTTATGATAGTCAAAAGCCGTATAGGTCATAGCATTGTCTTTCCCAAACCATGCATTCTTTTCGGCCCACGCTTCAGCTTTTGGATCTGGTGGTGGAGTTCTTCCGACAGTATCCTGTAAAGAAGGTGTTTTTACTTCCTTTTCTTTATCCTGAGACTGTCTATCTTTTAAAGCGTTTAACCGGACTTCTTCAATACCGAGTTGTGCAATTGACTTTTGTGCATCAACTTCAGCATTAATATCGCCCGCTTCTCTTGCCGTAGTAAGTTTAGCTTTAGCCGCATCCATTCCAGCTGTTACCCTGTTTTCAAGAGCTTTCACATAATTAGGCTCTAGTTTTGAAAACTTGGTTTTTAATTGAGAATGTTCGTACTGAACGCCTTTGGCATAATCGATCGCGGCTTCTTTTTGCCGTTCCGCTTCACGCCATTTTTTCGTTAGTTTCGAAATTCTCTTTTGAACGCCTTCACTGTATTCTTCTAATTCTTTCTTTTCTTCTACTGGTTTCTCGTCACTCGTTTCTTGTTTCTCTTTTGCTTCTTCTTTTACTTCTTCAACAACTTCTGGTTCTACTGGTTCAGGTGGTAGTTTAATTTTCCATAATTCTTTATCAGCACCCTTTTCAATAATTTCAGCAACACCAGCCTCAATTGCTTTTCTTACTGCAAAGGTTACTGGTTCATTTCTTGCCATACCAACTTCAGACTCTAATAACATTGTATCAGCATCAAAGTATTTGAATATGTCTGCACCTTTTCCTGTTGAGAATATTGTTTTTTCAATTACAGTTGATATAACAACTTCACCTGTTTGTACGTTTACTAATCTTAAAATAATAGTAACTACATCCTGTCTGTATTTTGTATTGGCTTGTACGCCTAAAATTCTTGCACCTATTCCACCTGATTTAGTATCTGAATCATAACCTACTATACCACCTGTAATATAAGCACCAGCAAATAGTAATGCTGGTAATGGTTCAGCATTATCCCCATCTGCCATTTGTCTTGTTGATCTAATAAGTTTTCTTTCTTGTAATAGACTTGGTAGACTTGCTCTTTCAACAACTCTAAACCATTTGCCGTCTCCAACATCTTGTAATGCTTTAATTAAAATTTGATATGAACCTTGAGTTACTGCTGTACTCATTGATGCAAAATTGCCACCTGGCTTCTTTTGTCCAG